CATCAACAAACGCAGCCATTTTTGCTATTAAGTCTTCGTAAGACATTTTGTCTAATTCAATATTAACATTTACATTTTCTCTTCTGTCAATATATAGACCACCAACTTGACCACGATATTTTTCTGCAGTTATAGCTGGTGAGAATTGTTTATGTTTTCTAGACTCTTCTCTTAATTGAGCCATTTCCTGTAAATGACTTTGATAATCAATTCCATATTTGTGTTGAACTTCTTGCCTTAATTCATTTATATATTTTGCTACTAAAGGATATATCTTAGGATTTCTTAATTCAGATGCTGATTGTCTTGGTCTAGTCTTATATCCAGCTTTAAAAGCACATTCAGCAGGGCTTAAACGTCCAGCTTCATAGATTAATAGCTCTCCAAACTTCATTTGACCTTCTGTTAATGTGGGTGTTCTACTCATAATTGACTTTTACCCTAGGTACGATTATAAGTCAATAAGCGTACGACGTGGTCGTATGATTTAAAGGTGAGGTACGATGAAAAGAGAGTCTAAACTTTGGCAGCTAGTTAAGAAAAAAACACCTAAAATTCAGTGGACAAGACTGGAGTCTTGGGCATCCTATGGTGTACCGGATCTGTTGGGATACCACGAGAACTGTGGATTTTTTATGGTTGAGCTTAAGGTAGTAACAGGCAAGCAAATACACTTTTCACCACACCAAAAACTTTTTCATTTGACTCGTATAAAACGTAACTTTATCCTGGCCCAGCAGGCCTCCTCTGGGCGTATAAATCTATACGGAAGCTCCGCGCTCCCCGGTCTGCTTGGGGACTATAAGTCTACCCCGCCTCTCGCTTCAAATGATTGGGATCACATTCAGCGCTTGTTGGCTTGCGAACCGCTTGATTCCTAGCTTGTTCTCTCGCTTGCTCGCTCGCTCGCTTGTCCGCTTCTTCCTTCGCGATCCGCTTGAGCTCTTTCCAGTACTTCGGGCTGTGATATGTCATTAATGTTTGCCGTATGATATATTTTTAATTTCAGGATTCCAGCAATTTCTACAGCTGCCACACTTGCCGGCGTTATCCGGAGCGGGGCAAGTTCTGGATCCATCGGTTACGACCGTCGATGTATTCGGCCAGCTCTTAATGGCCGGCTGATCAATCATTGTACCTGAAAATCTTATAACTAAATTTGATGGTTTTCTATTGCTTGAAATATATTTCTTTGTCCACGCTTCGCGCGTCGGCATCCAGTGTTTAACGTCCGGCGTTAACCTGCAAACCTTAAAAATTTTTGCTAAATGTCTTAAGTCTTGGACGTCCCCGGCGTCGTGCCATCTAAAAAATTTAACTTTTTTAGAATTAATTTTAATGGCCATCGCTTTAACCCAGAGCGGATGTCTTATTGCTTTTAATCTTTTATATTGCGCTTTCATAATAGCTGGAAATCTTGTGTAGTTTCCTTTTAATGCATAGCAGCCTGAGCACACGCTCCCCGGGACCTTCACCAGCTTGGCGCCGGTTTTACAAGCGGGCGCCGGTAAACCATAAGCAAAGCCCGGCATTTTGTCCGGCTTGCTTAATGATATAATTATTTTGTCCGCTTCTTTTATTAACATAATTCTTTCTTATAAATCCCCATACTAATTATTTAATCTTGCTTGTCAACTTTATTTTTTTATTGACTTGTCTTGCTTGTGACCCTAGGGCCCACCCTCCCCCCCGGCTCGCGAGCTTGCGCTCGCGGATCGGTTTTAAGGATAATGATCAGGCCCGCCGTTCGCGGCTGTCCTGATCCCAGATCCATCAACTTAACGTTAGTACCAATGATCAGTTGGTGCAATGGATCCGGGATCAGTCGCGGCGGGTCATACTACTCCAAACCACGCGCCGCGCTTGATTATTTATTAACTATTTCTAGTCATAAATTCTTCAACTTCTTTTTTTGCCTCTCCTTCCATTTCGGGTTGCGACTTGGTAAACCACGGCTCACCAATTGAATTCACCCCACCAAAATATTTTTTTTCAAGCTCATCTATATATTGCTCATATAGATTTTCTTCTAGTGATTGATTAGCTAGATGGCTCATTTTTCTTTTCACTTTCCTTTATTTCTTTTCTTACTTTTATTTCTTCATCAGCTAGATATAGTTTCATATCCATAATCATATTTAATCTTCCATATAATTGACCTGATCTGGACATATCAGCATACGAGTTTGCGACATCAAACAATTGAGTTGATAACTCGCTTGGTTTTTTATTTGTTTGCATATTATCCTTTTTGTTAGTTGTTATTTATATACCCACAATACCCCATACTTTTAATTAGGTCAATTAAATAATTAATTTATTTTCAACTAAAAAGTGATTGACACAACATATAGTGTTTCGCGCATAGGTTGTGCTTGTGAACTCCGGGCCCACCCTCCCTTAAAAATAAATATAAATAAAGTTTGACTTAATTAAAATGGTATGGTAGAAATCCCCATAACAAAGAAAGGATATATAAAATGATTGAAACTAATATAAACTTAAATAGAAGCGTAAGCGAATTAGAAGTACCTATTCGCATTATGAATGCATTAAAAACTAATGGTATCAATACCATTGAGGATATTGTTATTAGAACTGATAGGGAACTATTGAGGCTACCAAACTTTGGTAGAAAATCTTTAAACGAAATAAAAGAAGTTCTGACCGGAATGTCTTTAGAGTTAGGTGCAAAAAAGGAAGATAGTTCAGAGGATAAAAAATCAGATTTACTTAAAGACCTGAGATTTGATATAATTGATAAATCTGAAGATGCCTTTAAAAAGTCGTGTGATGAAATTGCGCACTTTAGAAAGGATAAACCAAAAATAAGCCATCAACAAGTAGTTGATATTTTTACACAACATAAACAAATAGTGGACGCTTATGAACGATCTTTAAAAGACTTATTTAATCACTATAACTATTGACTTAATGTATGGGATTTGATATAAAATCCCATACATAGAAAGGATAATAAAATGACAAAAAAAGAAATAATAAAAGAGTTAAGAGAAATATTAAAAGTGTATCATTATAAAAGTGATGAGCAACACCTCTCAAAAGATGTTGTAACAAGTTTGGAAAACTTGTTGGGGAGTTTGCTTAAATGAAAATAGATGACACATTAAATGTTGGCAGTAAGTTTATAATTACTTATAGACCATTCACACATAATGGAGAGGAACGCGCAAAGTTAAAAGATAATAAAAGAACTAGACAAATAACCAGGAAAGCGCGTTGGGATCATAAGTGTAGAATTGTAAGGGATAAGGTATCTGATAAGATAAGATATATGACCTATTATGATTTAGCCCAAAATGGTTATAGGTGCGCGACTGGTCAAATCTGGATAACTGGGGGATTAGAATAAGGATTGACAGAACTTAAATGAACTGATATAAAATCCCATAACAACGAAAGGATAATAATGACAAAAGAAATAATCAACATTAAATACAATGGCAAGATATATGTAATAGATAAAGCATTTAACCAATGTTATTTCGGAAGTGAACCAACAAAAGAAATGACAATAGGCAATAGGTTTAATGATGAAAGTCATCAACAATATGCAAAGCTACCAGCTTTCGCAGTTGCGATCTATGATACTATCATAGGTGCTGAAGGTGTTGAGGATTGGAAGTTATTTAATAAGGGGCGTGTGTGGTTTCAAAAGAACTTTATTAAGGAATATTATGTATTACTAGATTGATTTAAAACTTGTGAGTGTATGCAGTAATTGCATACACTCCATATAGTGTGTCAAGAACTATCTACACATAGTGGCTCGTTTCCTTTGGGCCCACCCACCCATTGGCTCGTACCCTCTGGGCCCACCCTCCCTTAGAGGGGTCCCTACCGATCTCGATTCAGCTTTGAGAACAAATACCCAAACACCCCCTAAGCAATAGGGATCCTAAATCTATTACCTTTAGAGTTTGATTTACTCATCTATATGGGATAAAATTTAAAAGAGGAGAAAAACAGAACTGAAAAAATTCTGCAAAAAAATTTTATGAAAGACCTTCCAGATCTTAAACAATTCTTTAAAAAAGAGTTTACCAAAACACTCACCTTTGACGAGCTCAAGCATATGTGGCGTTTAAAGGCTCTTATAGAAAAAAAATATAAGCAAGAAAAAATTAAAGAAGACTTTATGGCTTTTGTTAAAGAAATGTGGCCAGAGTTTATTGAAGGTAGACACCATCAAATAATTGCAAAAAAATTTAATGACATTGCAAACGGCAAAATTAAAAGATTAATTATTAATATGCCGCCTCGGCATACGAAATCTGAGTTTGCATCTTTCTTACTTCCAGCCTGGATGGTAGGACGTAAACCCGATTTAAAGATAATCCAAACGACCCACACAACAGAACTCGCGATCCGCTTTGGGCGTAAAGCGAAGACTTTAATTGATAGCCCAGAATATCAACAAATTTTTAAGACGCGGTTAAGAGAGGATAGTCAAGCAGCGGGTAAATGGGAAACTGCCCAGGGCGGTGAATACTACGCAGCCGGTGTCGGATCGGCCATCACGGGCCGTGGAGCG